GCGGGACAGTACCTGTAGAGATTGCCTCTGGCGGTAGCTGTTGAACTGCACCCATAGGACTTCCATTAGTTGGAATAATCTGCTTAGGTTTCATATTCTGCAGTGCGCTAAAGTCAACTACGTTTGGATCAGCTAGCTTCGGTGAGTAGTTAGTAAGATATGTATTCTCAACAAAACCCCGTAGGATTGCAGTAGATGCAAGTGTTGAGCTACGTGTGAAGTCGGCCATTGATAGACCGAAATATTCGTGAGGAATACCAAACGGAACAATATCAGCAAGTGGAACCATATCACAATCTTCTTCATGCAGAATAAAGTTACCTGCTACTATAAGATGCTTAAGCTCAGCAATACCATCACCATCACGATCTACGTGTAGCCAGCATTCAGTTACAACAACTTCACGACTAGCTTCAAGAGGTGTCTCGCTTACTGAATTTGACCCTTGATAGTACTCTTGACCGGTAATTTGTTTTCTTGCTGCAACATCCTGAGCGTAGTCCAGTGCACCATTCCAGGTTGTACCATCTGCTAACTCATCCCAATCTAAAATAGCATCAGCCATATCTGGATAGTACTTACGGATTTCAGACCGGGTCATACTATTCTGGATACCAACAAAAGAAGCATCTTCAATTGATGTTGCATCCCTAGAAATACGGAAGTTTTCCGGCGGTACAAGCTCAAGCTTAACGCGAGACTTGTTAATTTCCCGGCGAACACGCACATTAACATATATAAGTTCTACTTCTGGTGCCATACCATCGGAAGTTGGCTTAGCACGGTTCTCAAATTCCAGGTCCCCTACGATTTCTAAACTATCATCTGATAAGATTTCATCTAGTTTAGTCTGGCTAATTTCTTCATATTCTTCAAATACGTAGTCATAGTCTTCAATATAAGCCCAACGAATAACAGAGTTCTTCCATAGTAGCGCGGATTTCATCCATTGCTCTATAAGTTCCCAACCATTATTCTGTTTAAAAATTGCGTAGTTCACTAGCATCGCTGCATCTTTAGCACCCTGGAATGCACCGGGGCTATCGTTCCATGGTAGGAATCGACCAATGCGCTGGTTGCTTAGGAACAGATCACACAATACTGCGGTATATGCTTCAATAACTTCTGTAGTTGAAGTGTCAACGATTGCTGAAACACCCTGAGGTGCGAGGTGGGCAACTGGTAATCCAGCATACTCATATGTTGCTTTAAGCCGTTCTCTTGCAAGGTCTGATGAATTAAGCCAATCACCTGTTGAGTTGTTTACACCACTCTCAATTAGATTAACTAACTGCTCATCAGTTACACTTCTTTATACCCTTGAGGTGTAGACATTAATACTTACCTCCGGTATTTGAATAGATTGGTTTAGACTTCTCTAGTTCCTTTACAGAATACTTACCTGCTTTAGGGAGAGGCGCCTGCGGCTTCTTAGCTGGTTTCAGCTTTTGTGGTTCTTGAACAAATCGTGACATGTACCGCTCCTGGGTTTATGTTCTATGTGTACGTACTTTAGCAGCAATCTTTTTAGGTTGCTTTGAATGCTGTTTACCAGCTTTCGTATCTTTCCGTTTCTTCTTAGTTGTTGCAGCATACTCAGCAGCTGATAATGCTTTAACAGCAGAAGCCGGCATATATCTTTCACCAGTGGCTAATGGTCCTTGAGTAGAGGGTTTACCACTTCGGGTCCGCCATTTCTCCGAGGTCCATTTGCTTAGGCTCTTTTGCGTAGGCTTCTTTGCCATTAGTCTCTGTAGCCTCCACCCTTTGCTTTATATTGCTTAGCAAGCATTTGAGCTTTACGAGCCGACCATTGACCCGGTCTACCGCCTTTATTACTTGCTTTAATGCGGTTAAACAAGTTCTTTCGCATGGTCGGTTTTGTATAATTTCCTGCTGCATTAACTGCCATCTATTCATACCCCTGTCCTTTTAATCTACGGATCTCAGCCTCTAGTTCTTCAATACGGCGAGCCCTCATCAGCGCTTTACTACGCCATTGATTACGAGATTTGATTAGCTCTTCAGCATATTTCTCATCTACCATTTTACTTTATGCGACCAATACTTTGCAGATAGCGGACCTGCTGGTGCACCTTGCGCATTATGACGAGCATAGTAGGATTTCTTACGGGCTTTATCTTTAGCAGACTGAGGGTTTTTACCTGCGCCTGTTACACCTTGCTGACCAAACCGAATTAGCTTTTCTTTACCGCCTGACCTTGCAAGGACGGCGTGTGATTTGGTCTTATGACCTGGTGTGCGCTTTGGTTTATTATATCCGGAGAATCTTTCTCCTGCTTTTTCAACTGACATAAATTTTCTCCATCTCCCCAATGTACTACCGGGTTTTTATAATATTTACTTTTTTGTTTACATTTTATTTTCATGGCCCATCCAGATACCGAATACCCCTGTCATGACACCCATAACAACAGATACAAAAGCAGACTGTGCACCAGTCGGCGCATCAAGTGCCATGAACCATTCAGCACATCGCCAGGACATAAGGGTAGATATAAGCATCATAAACCGCGGAAGTATCTTCCATTTAAGAAATGTTTCTACTGACATTCTATTCTCTCTAAGCGAGCGAGGGACAGCACTACCTGTTTCCCTCGATCTGACACCTGCCCGACAGCGGCCATATATAACATCCTAAGGTAGCGAATCTTTGCACGAATGACATAACTTCGGTGGTGATCTAAATAAAGTGGCGGATTTATCCCCTACCTCCGCCGGGGTAGTGAGGACACGGGAACTCTAAAGCCACTGTGTATTCTCTTGAGTATCACCAGAAAACTTCTGGGACCAAGGAACTTTATTCACAGTTAGCTTATCATAGTGTGTACGCAATGTTTCAAGAGCAATAGCTGTCGCCATAACAGTATCATCATGACACCCGGCTGCAGCTTCGGTCTTACCTGAATTAGTACTAATATAATCTTTCAGTTCTTGAATCATTACTTTAGAGGCAATCCATATATCATCATTCTCAATAGCATTCTTTAAGTTACCAATGATATGTGGTTTAGTTACCTGAGTTGTCCTAAATCCAGGTACTTGCCCTTCTTCCTTCGATATGGAAGAAATCTTAGTTTGTTTATATAAATTAATGTAATTCATCTGGGTCAATCGAGATAACGTGGCGACGCCCATAGAATTACTTTCAACAGTCAATAGTGCATTATTATAGTATCTACCTAGATAAAACAGAAGATCACCAAACTTACTAGGATCCAAGTGGTTGTCTCTAAACAAACCAACTACTTTTCTATTTATATCTAAGACTACTGCTGTTGAATAATCTTGACCCACCCCAAGTGCAACATCTGCAGCAACAATATAATTACTATCCCAATCAGGGTAGTCCCATATATGTAGCTTACCTTCACTAGAAGGTTCCCATGTTGACGAAGCATAGTCAAAGTTCATCTTCTTATCAGGTTCGATAGGGATCAGCTTAGCTGTTTTCTCTGGATCAAACACAGAAGAGCCTGCTGTAATAAACGCTTCATCGGGAGACGCTGGGTATTCCTGGCGGAATTTTAATTCCCCACCTTCAGCAATCTTCAACCGACGCCAGTAGAGTTGACCATCATTTAGATCGTACTGTTCTACTAGTAGATCCTCTTCCAAGGATCGTTCAAAACCTTCCGGTGGTTCTCTCCAGTATTCGGGAGTCCGAAACCACGGAAGAAATAACGGAAGGTAATCATTCTCACCTTCTACAGCACCCTTCCACAATCTATAGAATTCACCCTTAGCACCATTAGCTGTTGACTCAATAATAACCTCTGTGCCTGGAGCCTCAGAGATACCCTGAAACAAACCCGCCAATATCTTCTCATCATGCGTCCAGAAAGCGACCTCTGAGAGATGTGCAATAGTTGGTGTAGTTCCACGTCCTGCTTCCGGAGATCCGGCTGTATATAGTCTATAAGAGCCAACAGGCCTTTCACCCGAAGCATCTTTAGGAAAATGAGGTGCTGATATAACAATTTCTTTAGCATTTGATTTAACCTCATTAGGTCTATACTCAGGATTCATATTCTTAATGATATTCCTGCTCATAGTAAACAGGGCATCTGAAGTCGCACTATCATGCGCCATAACAACAGAACGTGCATGTGGTGTGAAGTAAGTTTTCCAAAATACTCTACCAGCACAGTAAGTTGATATACCCTGTTGCCGAGCCTTAAGGATAATAGCGCGAACCTTCCCGGTTTCAGCAAGCTGTTTATCCAGCGCTTTGTTAATATCTTCCTGACATGTATTAAAGGTGAAATCAACAAAACCAGCCCTAGCATCTTTTGTAATAATCTTAATATTGTCTTTAGCAAAGCTGTTGAAGTCATTTTCATAGTCAGCTAGCTTAGTACGCTTTTGTTTCTCTTTGAGTAACTTAAGCAACTCCTTCTTATCTGTCATTGTAGTAGTCCTCACTAACTTTACTTTAAGGGGACATTTAAATTATTTATTATGAGCGTAGCGAGCTTTAAATGTCTCCTTAAAGAGGGGGAGGATATCTATACTATATATATTATAAAGTATACTATAAGATACTACATATAGTTTATAGCACCCTAAGCTAGAAGATAGGGATGTTAATAGAGGTTAAGAGTTGGTAAGAGTGGTCTAAGGATAGGTTAATTTAAACCTAATATATATATATACCCCCTATATAATTCCTAACCCCCTACTAATATCTCACAGTATCTCACACTTACCTACCCCACTTTACACTATCTCACAGTATCTCACACTTACACTTACATTTACTTGGAGTACCTCACCCTATATCTACTTA